AAGCCAGGTTGGAATGATACAGATTTTGCCCATCTTAAGATGTATCTTGATAGATATTATGGTATCTGGTCACCTACTAAAGTAAAGGATGCACTTTTAACAGCGGCTTCAGAAAGGGTATTTCATCCTATAAGGGATTATTTGGATGGATTACCTGTTTGGGACGGAGCCGAAAGAGTAGATAGACTTCTTATAGACTATTTAGGTGCCGAAGATAATAGTTATATCAGGGCAGTTATGAGAAAAACATTAGTTGCAGCGGTAGCTAGAATTTATGAACCGGGAACTAAGTTTGACTATATTTTAGTGCTTAGTGGCCCACAGGGTATAGGAAAATCCACCTTCTTTGCAAAACTTGGAGGAAAGTGGTTTTCAGATAGTCTTACCATTTCAGATATGAGGGATAAATCCGGGGCAGAAAAGCTTCAAGGTTATTGGATTCTAGAACTTGGCGAGCTTGCAGGTCTTAGAAAGATAGATGTGGAAACAGTTAAATCATTTATAACTAGAACGGATGATAAGTTTCGTCAGAGTTATGGGGTAAATGTTGAGAACCATCCAAGGCAATGTGTCATTGTAGGAAGCACCAACAGTACCGGTGGATTTCTGAGAGATGTTACGGGTAACCGTAGGTTTTGGCCAGTAAGGGTAAGTAGTGGAACAAAAAAGGTATGGGAAATGACAGAAATTGATCAAATATGGGCAGAAGCTCTTGTTAAATATAGGAAAGGAGAAGAATTGATACTTACAGTAGAAGTAGAGCAAATGGCCTGCGAAGAACAAAGGGATGCTATGGAATCAGATGATAGGGAAGGACTAGTTGAAAATTATCTTGAAACCCTGCTTCCCGAAGACTGGAATAAAATAGGCATATACGAAAGACGTAACTTTATTGCAGGAGAGAGTGAATTTGGGGGAGAGGTGAGAGTTGGTACAGTTAAAAGAAAGAGGGTTTGCCCTATAGAGATTTGGTGTGAGTGTTTTGGAAAAGAGCGTAATAACATCAGACGAACTGATTCCTATGAGATTGAAGCTATTCTCATGCGAATTGGGGGATGGAAGAGATATGACGGCAATAAAAAAGGAAATATGAAATTTGCTATTTACGACTCACAGAGAGCCTTTGTAAGGATAGAGAAAAATGCAAGGTAGATATTTAAAACTTGTAAAACAAGGTTTTTAGAAATAAAAAGTGATGGGGTTAAGGTGGATGATGTATCACTTTTAATAGTTGATAGAACACTACATCCGGTAGACGGTAGTGGGTTAAATATACAAATACCACTCTAATCGACCAGTTTTTTAAAACGTTAAAAACAGTAGCGTGGAAGGGTATAGTGGTATTAGTAGTAGATATATATACTGATTAATTGTATGTATATATATATTATATAAAAAATAGTGTTATATACCACGTATAGATTTTATACCGTTCTACCACCTCTATCAACTACCTAAAAAATGAAATGTAATCACGGATAGATTTCAATTCAAAATATTTTTATGGGGTGAAAGAAATGACTGAAAAAGAAATAGAACAGATGCTTGTTAAAGAAGTTAGAAGAAGAGGCGGATGGGCATTAAAGTTTATATCTTCTGGTGTGAATGGTGTGCCAGACCGGCTGGTACTTATGCCTTGTGGGAGGATGGCATTTGTAGAGTTAAAAGCACCAGGAAAGAAAATGAGACCTCTTCAGATAAAGAGAAAAGGACAACTAGAAGCGTTAGGGTTTTTAGTTTATTGCATAGATGACCCAAAACAAATTGGAGGTGTACTGGATGGAATATAAACCCCATGAGTATCAGGCTTTTTCAACAGATTTTATTCTAAAGAATAAAGCAGCAGGACTTTTTTTAGAATGCGGCCTTGGTAAAAGTGTAATCGCTTTAACTGCAGTATGGCTTTTACTTTATGATTATTTCGAGGTATCAAAAGTTTTAGTTATTGCTCCTCTTAGAGTAGCAGATAGTACATGGCAGGATGAAATAAAAAAGTGGGAGCATTTAAAGAATTTAAAAATTTCTAAAGTGTTGGGGAGTAAAAAGGAGAGGGCAGTAGCTCTCTATAAAAAGGCGGATATCTATACCATCAACAGAGAAAATGTTCCATGGCTTGTGGATTTTTATAAAAATGACTGGCCTTTTGATATGGTAATTATTGATGAGCTTTCAAGTTTTAAATCCCCATCATCTAAAAGGTTCAGGGCACTTAAAAAGGTACGCCATAAAATCAAACGTATAGTGGGACTTACTGGAACACCGGCTCCTAATGGACTTTTAGATATTTGGAGTCAAATCTATCTCCTTGATGGTGGAGAGAGATTGGGTAGAACATTTACTGGCTACCGCAGTAGATACTTTCACCCACAGAAATATATTAACGGAGGTATACCAACAGATTATACACTAAACGCTAATGCTGAAGAAAAAATATATTCAAAGATATCAGACATTTGTATCAGCATGAAGGCTCTTGAGTATCTTAAGATGCCAGAGTGTATCTTAAACAAAGTGGAAGTGGAGCTTTCAGAAAAAGAGATGGAATTGTACAGGCAGTTGGAGCGAGATCTGCTACTTCCCTTTGAGGATAGCGATGTAGATGCGGCTAATGCAGCGGTACTAGCAAACAAGCTCCTGCAAATGGCAAGTGGTGCAGTCTATGATGAGTTTGGTGATGTAAAAACTATTCACGATAGAAAACTGGAGGCTTTAGAAGATTTGATAGAGGCTGCAAATGGTAAGCCAGTACTTGTATATTATGGCTTTAAACATGATAGAGACAGGATTAAAAAAAGATTTGATGTAGGAGAGATTAATACTCCAGAAGATATAGCAATATGGAATTCAGGAAAAATGCAGATAGCCCTATGTCATCCAGCTTCCACAGGACATGGATTAAATCTTCAAGATGGAGGATGTACTATAATCTGGTTTAGCCTTACTTGGAGCTTGGAACTATACCAGCAAGCCAATGCAAGACTCTGGAGACAAGGACAACAACATACGGTGGTGATTCATCACATCATAGCAAAAGAGACTATAGATGAACGTGTTATGAGAGCACTGGAAGATAAGAATATAAGTCAAAGGGCTTTAATAGAAGCAGTGAAGGCAGGGGTTAAAGGAGGGGTTTGAAAATGGGAGTGAATCTTTATAATACAGAAGGATATATTGATACAACAGCTGCAGAGGCTATTAGTAATGTTGAAAGAGAATCAAAAAAGCAAAGAAAACCTATAGTGTTTATTTGTAGTCCCTTTGCTGGAGATATTGCCGGAAATATAAAAAGAGCTAAGGGTTATGGTAGGTTTGCAGTTTCAGAAGGGGTAGTTCCAGTGATACCGCATCTTATGTATCCACAGTTTCTTGCCGAGGATAATCCAAAAGAAAGACAGTTAGGAATTGAAATGGGACTAGTACTGTTAACTAAGTGCAGAGAATTATGGGTATTCGGTAATCAAATATCCAAGGGTATGGCACTTGAGATAAATAAGGCTAAAAAATACAGTGTACCTATTCAATATTTCACAACAGATTGTAAAAGAATAGGGGGTTAAAGATTATGAATTGTTTTGCCTTGAAAAGGGGTAAATGCAGTATTCTTGATGTGAAAAAGTGTGAAGGTTCAGGCTGCAACTTTTATAAGACAGAAGCACAAGTTAAGAAGGAAAGAAAGAAAGTTTTTGAGAGGATTAAAACATTAGACAAGCATATACAAGTTCATATTTCTGAAAGTTATTACGGAGGACAAAAGCCATGGCTGAAGGGTGGGATAAATAATGAATGCTAAAAAATACTTAGCGCAGGCCTATCGTATAGACCAAAGAATCAACAGTAAACTGGAGCAAATTGTTTCCCTGCGTGCTTTGGCTACAAAAGCAACATCAACATTAAGTGATACACCACTAAGTGGTACCTGTAATGTGCATTCAATGGAGGGAATAATAGTAAAAATGATTGATTTAGAAAAAGGGATCAATAATGATATTGACACTCTTGTGGATTTAAAACGTGAAATCATGGATGCTATAAAAAATATTAACAATCCGGAGTATCAAACGCTATTGGAACTTAGATATCTCTGTTTTAAAACATGGGAGCAGATTGCTGTTGATATGGGATATGGTTTACGTTATCTCCATAAACTTCATAACAGGGCATTGGAAAGTTGTGAAATTAATTTTAAAGAGGACACTAAAAGACATTGAAAGACACCCTTGTATCTGTAGTATTATTATAATAGACAAGATATAGAAAATTAAAATGCCATCACGGAAAAACCTGTGGTGGTTTTTCTTTTGTAGTGAGGTTTGAGAAAATGTTAAACCAAAATCAGTTAAATAACATTTGTGATGGGTTTGAAAATATAGATAGAGCTACTGCTATTAAAAAACTTATAGTTAAAGGTCATAGTAGAGAAAAAGCTATTGCATATTATAACACTTGGAGAAGGCATTATGTTACAACCCTTATCAATATAACTTAGGAGGACTGATACCTATGCCAATGAAACCAGCCAAACCCTGTAGCTATCCTAACTGTCCTGAACTAACTGAAGGAAGGTACTGTGAAAAACATCAGAAACAAGTGGACAGTGAATACAGCAGGACAAGCAGACCCTTTAAACATTTATACAACGGCAGGTGGAGAAAGCTTAGGAAACAATTTTTAAAAGAGCATCCTCTTTGTGAAGAGTGTAAAAGAGAAGGAATAGTTACTGCCGCAGAAGTAGTTGATCATGTTATACCTCACAAAGGTAATGAGAAACTCTTTTGGGATGAAAGCAATTGGCAATCATTATGTAAGCATCATCATGATGTAAAGACTGCAAAGGAAGATGGTAGGTTTGGAAACAAGAATGAAGTTTATTCTTATTAAGTTATCAACAGATACTTGTTTATAACCTGTGGACAACCTGTTGATAACTTTTAAAAGAGGTAGGGGGTATAATTTCCTCTGGAGTTGTGCCAAAAGGGCCGGGTGGCCCCCTTCGTGTTAAAAATCGCGAAATTCCATAGGGGGGTATAGGGCAAGAATTAAATATAAAAGGTACCGAATTATAAATAAATTAAGAAGTTTTGCACCTTAAAGAAGTAAAAATATGCTTTTTAGGGTGTTTTTTATTGCTTTTAAGGAAGGTGAAGAAATGGACATTCAAAAGGTACATGTTGAAAAGCTTAATCCAGCTAAATATAATCCAAGAAAAGATTTAAAGCCGGGAGATCCTGAATATGAAAAACTTAAAAGATCAATTGAAACTTTTGGATATGTAGAACCTGTAATTTGGAATAAGAAAACAGGAAATATTGTAGGGGGACATCAAAGATTTAAAGTTTTAAAACAGGAAGGTGCAAAGGAAATTGAATGTGTTGTTGTTGATATAAGTTCAGATCAAGAAAAAGCACTGAATGTAGCTCTTAATAAAGTAAGTGGAGAATGGGATATTCCAAAGTTAGCTGATATTTTAGATGAACTTGATAAATCTATGTTTGATGTCTCTCTTACAGGCTTTGATGCAGCAGAGATTGAAGATTTATTTTCTAAAGTTCATGATAAAGATGTTAGTGACGATAACTTTGATGCAGATAAAGCTCTCGAAGAAATAGAAGAACCTATAACAAAAACAAGTGATCTGTGGATTTTAGGAAAACACAGATTAATATGTGGTGACAGTACAAAAGCGGAAACTTATGAAAAGTTAATGGAAGGGAAAAAAGCTAATTTAGTAGTTACAGACCCACCGTATTCTGTAAATTATTCTTCTAAAGCAGGAAGTATAAAAAATGACAATTTAAGTGATGAAGATTTTTATAAATTTTTATTATTAGCATTTAAAGAAATAGCAAATGTAATGGCTAAAGATGCTTCAATATATGTCTTTCATGCTGATACAGAGGGTTACAATTTTAGAAAAGCTTTTAAAGAAGCAGGTTTTTATCTTTCTGGTGTATGTATTTGGGTTAAACAGAGTTTAGTCCTTGGAAGAAGTCCATACCAATGGCAACATGAACCTATATTATTTGGTTGGAAAAAAGATGGCAAACATAAGTGGTATGCAGATCGCAAGCAAACGAGTATTTGGAATTTCGATAGACCAACAAAATCAGAACTTCATCCAACAATGAAGCCAGTACCACTTATTGCATATCCAATACAAAATAGCAGTATGATTAATTGCATTGTACTTGAACCTTTTGGGGGAAGTGGTTCTACTTTAATTGCCTGTGAGCAAACGGAAAGAATATGTTATGCAGTAGAGCTTGATGAAAAATATTGTGATGTTATTGTAAAAAGATATATAGAAACTGCTGGAAATGAAGAAGTTTTTCTAATTAGAGATGGCAAAAAGATAGATTATAAAAATGTACTTAAAGTTGAATAAAACCTTTGCTATTAATGTGCTTTAGAGTGATATATAGTATAACAAAAAAAGCACATGGAGGAAAACAAAATGAAAGCATTGTTTGGGAGAAAGATTTTAAATTTAAAGCAACTTAAGGAGCTTACAAAAGGAGCTAAAAAGGATGGAATGAAAGGAACAGCTTATGAAGTTATAAAAGAAATAGAATTAAGTGATGATGAATTTGAGCAATTTGCAAAAGAGCTTTGGAAGGATCAAACATGGATATCAGAAGAAGATGGTGGCTGCAACGAAAAGGGTGAGTTGAGATGCATAAGAGTTAAAAATACAAAAACAAATAAAAGTATCTTGGTAGATTCAGAAGGATATACATACCCAAGATATACAGCTATAGAAAAATAAAAAGCCTGTAAGGGCTTTTTTTAGTTGATGAATTTAACTGCTACTAGTGTAAAAATTATAATTGCTGAAATAGTTATAAGGGTATCTATTCTTATAAAACTTAATTTTTTCATTGATATCACCGCCTTGGTACTCATATTAGCCTTTATTTAAAGAAAATAAACCTTTATAAATAACTTGATAATTTTGTGCTTTAGAGTGATATATGTAATAACAAAAAAGCACAGGAGGTAATTGATTTGGATAGAAAAGAAACTGTAAAAGTATTAGGTGAGCATTTTGGAGTGAAACCAGAATATATGGGGACACCAAGTTTTGCATACCAAATTAAATCGCCAGAAGGAATTATAACTATCGATAAAGATAGTAAAATTAAAAACTCAGAAGGTGTTGAAGTAGAACTTGAAGAATTGTTAAATGATTTTCAAGAAGAAAGTGTAAAAGTAGAGGCTGAGCATTCAGAAATTATATTCTCAATGGCTGGACATACAGGGATTACCTTAAGAAATCTAATAAATATGATAAACAGTAAGCAGAGTCTTATAAAAAAGGCACTAGGCATTGAAACAGACATTATTACAAAAGAATTTGTAGAAGGTATAAACAATACAAGAATTGTAAGTATTGAAGATTTTAAAACGGCAGCTTTAGAAATTGGAGCAGAAAAGTGTCCGGGTATTAGTTTCAATTTTGAAAAGGAAACTTTAGAATTTAAATTTATAAAAGGTTTTGAGAATGCTGAAATTGCTGCCCAATTTTGTGGGGTACTTAATGAAAGCTCAAAGAAGTTTAAACATTCTTCCCCAAAGGAAAGGCAAACGGATAATGAAAAATACACCTTCAGAACCTGGCTTTTAAGGCTTGGATTTATAGGAGATAGGTATAAAGAGGCAAGAAATCAATTACTTAAGAACCTTGGGGGCAACAGCGCTTTTAGAAGAAAAATAAATGAATAAAAATAAAAGTTGGATTGCTGAAAATGCAGTCCATATCTTGTTTAACTATATGTAAATTGCTACTTATAATCAGAAAATTACTTGCTATATCTGTGCTTTAGAGTGATATATAGTATAACAAAAAAAAACATGAGATAGTAAAGGAGAGATTTTAGAAATGGAAAAGATAAAGGTTTTGGTTGCAGAATTGAAAGGTTTAGGCATTAAAGATATATGGAAGATAGAAGCAATTGAAGAAAGGATAAATATTTACTTTCAAAAAGAGGTTACGATATTACAAAATGATAATTTTAATATTGAGTATGATGTAGAAAGGAAAAAGTTTAAAATAGAAACTTCCTTCAGTAATCAAGAAATTACTGAGAATTGGTTATATCAAGTAAATAAAATTTATGAAGTTATAACTGAATTAAATTTAGATTAGAGCCTTAGGGCTCTTTTTTAGTTACAGAAAATGGAGGTGAAACCGTGGCGACAAGAGGAAGAAAACCAAAGCCAACAACTTTAAAAGTACTTGAAGGAAATCCAGGAAAAAGACCTTTAAATTTAAATGAACCAAAACCCGAAAAGAAAGCTCCGAAATGTCCGTCATGGCTTGAACCAGAAGCTAAAAAAGAATGGAGAAGGATGACAAAGACATTAGAGCAAGTAGGTGTACTTACCAAAGTGGATGCAGCTGCTTTTGCTGGATACTGCCAGGCTTATGCAAGATGGAAGGAAGCAGAAGAGTTTTTAACAAAGCATGGTACTATTTTCAAAACGCCATCAGGATATATTCAACAGGTGCCGCAGGTTTCTATTGCTCAAACCTATCTTAAAATTATGAAAGACTTTTGTTCTGAATTTGGATTAACCCCATCATCCCGTACTAGGATTAGAGTAGGTACAGAAACAGGTAAAACTGATGATCCTATGGAAGACATTCTAAGGATGGTGTGAAGATGTTTGACGAAAAGAAAGCAGAAAAGGTAGTAAAGTTCATAAATAATCTTAAGCACACAAAGGGTGTGTGGCATGGAGTTCCCTTTGATTTATTACCCTGGCAGGATAAAATTATAAAAGATATATTTGGAAATGTTAAAGAAAATGGATTTAGACAGTACAATACGGCTTATGTAGAAATTCCAAAGAAAAATGGAAAAAGTGAAATCGCTGCAGCTATAGCTCTTTATCTTACCTGTGCAGATAATGAATGGGGAGCTGAAGTTTATGGTTGTGCCGCAGACAGGCAGCAGGCATCTATAGTTTTTGATGTAGCAGTAGATATGGTGGACCAGTGTCCAGCACTTAAGAAAAGAATAAAGCCTGTAATTTCACAAAAGAGGCTTGTATATATGCCGCTTGGAAGCTTTTATCAAGTTTTATCCTCAGAGGCATTTAGTAAACATGGACTTAATGTTCATGGAGTAATTTTTGATGAGTTACATGCACAACCTAATAGAGAATTATATGATGTTATGACAAAGGGCAGTGGTGATGCAAGAATGCAGCCGCTGTTCTTTTTAATTACAACTGCTGGAACAGATAGAAATTCTATATGTTATGAGGTACATCAAAAGGCAGAAGACATTTTAAGAGGTAAGAAAATTGATAAAACCTTTTATCCTGTGATATACGGAATTAAAGATGAGGATGATTGGAGCTTAGAGGAGAATTGGTATAAAGCTAATCCATCACTAGGGCATACCATTGACATAGAAAAGGTTAGGAATGCTTTTAATAGTGCAAAGGAAAATCCAGCTGAAGAAAATATATTCAGGCAGCTTAGACTTAATCAATGGGTTAAGCAATCTGTAAGGTGGATGCCTATGGATGTTTGGAATAAGTGTTCCTTTGAGGTTAATATTGAAAAACTTAAGGGAAGAGAATGCTATGGGGGACTTGACCTTTCAAGTACCAATGATATTACAGCCTTTGTTTTAGTGTTTCCACCAATACCTGAAGATGATAGGTATTACGTTTTGCCTTACTTTTGGATACCAGAGGATAATTTGAAACTTAGAGTAAAAAGAGACCATGTTCCCTATGATGTATGGAAGAAGCAGGGCTTTCTAGAAACTACAGAAGGAAATGTTATTCACTATGGTTTTATTGAAAATTTCATAGATGAACTTGGAACACAATTTAATATAAAGGAAATAGCCTTTGACCGCTGGGGAGCTGTGCAGATGGTTCAAAACTTAGATGGACTAGGATTTACAGTAGTTCCTTTTGGCCAGGGTTATAAGGATATGAGTCCACCAACAAAGGAACTTATGAAAATAACTCTAGAACAGAAAATAGCTCATGGGGGACATCCAGTTTTAAGTTGGATGATGGACAACATATTTGTAAGGACAGATCCAGCTGGAAATATAAAGCCGGATAAAGAAAAGTCTACTGAAAAGATAGATGGAGCTGTTGCTTTAATAATGGCTCTTGATAGGGCAATAAGACATGAATCTAAAGAATCAGTTTATGAAAAAAGGGGAATGAGAAGTTTACTTGATTAGGAAGTGATGTTTTGAAGTTTATAGATAGATGCAAGTTGTTTTTATCTCCACAAAATGCATTATTTGAAGTCCTGCAGAAATATTCGCAGGATTTTTTAGCTGGCGAAGATGTTCCTACAGCAGATAATACAACTATAGATGCTAATACAGCTATGAGTTTTACAGCAGTTTTTGCCTGCAACAGGGTACTTTCAGAAACTCTTGCTAGTTGTCCTATATTTTTATATGAGAAAGACAGCAAAGGTAATAGAGTTCAAGTTACAGATGCCCCGGAATATCAGTTGATGCATTATAGACCCAATCCAGAAATGACTCCGGGCCAGTTTAAAGAAACAGGAATGAGCAATATGAACTTAGGAGGAAACTTTATAGTTCAAAAGGTATTCAACCTCCATGGTGATTTATTAGAACTTAGACCTATTTTATGGAATAGGGTAAGGATTGATATA